AAAGCCACCAAGAAAAGGAGAATCAGACGCAGATAAAGCAAAACGTAAAAGTTTTAAGGCTCGACATGCAAAAAATATTGCAAAAGGTAAGACGAGTGCGGCTTATTGGGCTGACAAAGTAAAATGGTAGGTTATTATTTATATTAATTATTGTTAAAATTTATTTATGGCTGACGAACCAATCAAACCAAATTCACCTGTTGATACAGCAGCGTTAATGGCAGAAGTTGAATCACTCAGGAAAAGCAACAGAGAAATTTTAGACGATTACAAAAAAGCAAAGGAAGCAGCAAGAGCAGTTCCACCAGATGTTGATGTTGATGCTTTGATTGCTTACAAACAAAAGAAAGAGCAAGAAGAGCTAGAGGCAAAAGGCAGATATGACGAAGCGATGGCAAAACAAGCTCAACAATATCGTGACGCAGAAGAAGCCAAGAACAAAAAGATCCAAGAGCTAGAAGCAAAACAAAGGCAGTTAGAAGTTGAAGCCCCAGCAGTAACAGCACTTGCTGATGTTGTTCATGACCCTCAATATGTATTGTCTCGTATAAGCAGGGATCAGCTTTCTAGAGAGGCAGACGGAACTGTTGTTGTTGTTGATGGATATAACAGGACTCCAGTTAAAGAATGGGCGATGTCTAAAATGCCTCAATGGGTACAAAAGAACCCAAGACCACAAGGCGGTGGAGCAACGACTACTAAAGTTCAAACTGAAACAGTAGCTGCTGGTGAAAAGAACCCTTTTGCACCTGATTCTTTTAACCTTACAGAGCAAGCCAGAATATTTAGAACAGATATAAATAAATATAATATGCTCAAAAACGCAGTTAGCGGTTAATATAGAAGCAACGTGGTTGTGCTACGTCAGAGGTTGTGCCTCGAAGTGAACATATCTTTTAAATCTTATGGCTACATTGAGGTCGGATTTAATAATTCCAGAGGTGTTCTCCCCCTACTTGAGTGAAGCCACAACATTATCGGATTCATTCTTGCAGAGTGGTGTAGTACAACCTTTACCAGAATTAAATCTATCAGCAGAAAGAGGCGGCGATTTTGTAAAAATCCCATCATACACTGCAAACTTAACAGGTGATTTTGAAGTTCTTACAGACTCAACTTCATTAACTCCATCAAAAATTACAGCAGATAACCAAATTGCTCCTGTGCTTCACAGAGGTAGAGCTTTCAGTTCTAGAGATTTGGCTAGTCTTGCCGTTGGTGGTGGGTTAGATCCTATGGCTGCTATTGCTCAGAAAATGGCTGCCTATGTAAATAACCAGAAACAGAAGGATTTATATTCTTGCTTAACTGGTGCGTTTGGTTCATTAAATGCTAATGATTCAAACAGTGCTTTATTTACACATTGCATAGACTCTGAATCAGGTGATACACCAACAACATTGAGTCCTCGCCACGTTGCGAAGGCACAGTCAATTCTTGGAGATGCTGGTTCTAAGCTTACAACTATTGCTGTTCATTCAAAGACTTACTATGACTTGGTTGAACGTAATGCAATAGATCGTATCTATGACAATACTGGCGCACCAGACACAGCAGCAGCTTCTGGTAGCACAGCAAGAGCATTTGATCAGCCTAGTTTCGGATCATTCATGGGTTTGAATGTAATCGTTTCTGATGACATTCCTACTGCTGGATCTGGAGCATCTACTGAGTATGCTTGTTTCTTATTTGGTCAGGGAGCCATATTTACAGGCGAGCAATCTCCAATAAGAACACAGACAGACAGAGATATCCTTGCACTTGAGGAAGCTATGGCTGTTGACCTTCACTACATCTATCATGTAGGCGGTTTGAAGTATGCAGTATCATCTGTAAACCCAAGTCGTTCTACTCTTGAGACTGTAGCTTCTTGGTCAAAAGTTTATAACACAAAAAATATTCCTATTGTTCGTGCAACAGTAGTGAGCAACCAAGATTAATAGGAGCTAACTAATTATGCCATCACTATTTGAAGTGACAGCAGGGTCATTAGTTGGCCCAGCTACAGGTGGAACAGTCACACAAGCCACCAACAAAGCGACTACTGTAATTTCTAATACAGAGTCAGGTCAAATAACCATGAATGGGGCTGCATTAGCTGATGCGGCAGAAGTATCTTTTACAGTTACTAACAGCAAAGTTGCGGCAACAGACGTTGTTGTAGCTTGTCATGGTTCTGCTGGTACAGCAGGGGCTTATATCGTGAGTGCGAACAGTATTGCTGCTGGTTCATTCAAGATCACAGTTTCTAACGTATCTGGTGGATCTTTAAGCGAAGCGATTGTCATTAACTTTGTTGCCCTAAAGGGTGCATCTAGCTAATGGCTATATTTGCTTTTAAGCGAATGAGGGAACAAAACGAAGCTGCTCAAAAGGCGGCTTCTGTTTCCACATCAAAGCCAAAATCAAAACGTAAGCCTCAAAAGGTAAAAGTAAATGGCGATAACCCTTGACGCAACTGTTGGCGGTGCTAACGCAAACACTTATATAACTCTTGATGATGCAAACTCTTTTATTGAGGGTTTAATCCTCAGTGATGATGCTGCCGCATGGGACGGCTCAAGCAACGACAATAAAAATCGTGCGCTTTTTACCGCAGCCCAAAGAATAGACAGAGAAAAGTTTTTGGGTGCTAGGGTATCTGATACTCAAGCTTTGGAGTGGCCTAGATCAGGAGTCAGAAAACCTGACACATATACCAACCTTTATGGTTTGAGTTTTCCAAATAGATTAGTCGCTGACTATTACACCGACACTGAAATACCAGATCGGGTAAAACATGCACAGGTTATTTTGGCTGTATATCTAAACAACAATAGAAACGGATTAGAACTTAGCGGCTTAGAAGATTTTGCTGCTGTTAGTGTTGGTAATATAAACGTAACTCCTAGATTTTATGGAGCTACTGGTATTGATCGTATTCCGCCAATAGTTGATCATTACTTGATGGGTATTAGAATAGGTGGAAGAGCAAACTTATCAATCAAGAGGTCTTAAAAATGAGATACGGCTACGATTATCCAGCAGCAATTATTATTACCGACACAAATGCCCATACAGGCAGATTTGGTAAGGTTCATTGTTTAACAGACGCAGAGGCAACTTTTGTTGCTGAGAATGTTACAGAGAATGGATCTGCAACAATTAACGGCATCACAATGAAAGCATCTTCTGAAGTTTGTGGAGTTATAACAAGTATTACTCTTGCAAGTGGACAAGTAATAGCTTATAGATTATGAGTCTTGCAAATGCACTAAAAAAAGCTGCCAGTGCTTCATTAAACAAGCTTGGTGGTGATGTAACTATCAGACAAGTAACAGCAGGGGCATATAACACCACTACTGGAGCGATAACAGAATCTACATCTGATACAACGATTAAAGGTGCATTAAGCAATGTCTCAAGAAATCAGGTCAATGATTTGATTGAATCACAGGATAAGTTGTTAACTATATCTGCTGGTGATTTAACCTTTGTGCCAACAACAAAAGATAGAGTTGTTATTAGTAGCGTAGAATTTAAAATTATTCAAATTACTACGAATGAACAAAATAATACACCTGTAAGTTTTGATCTTATCTTGAGGTAAACATGACTAGGGAAATTAAATTAACAGAAATAAACGATTTTTTTGAAGAAGATGTTGTTGACCTTGTAGCCGCCACAACTTTAGAGTGGACAGCAAGAGTTAAAAAAGCAACACCTGTTTTTTCTTTAGATAACTACCCTGATTTAGATTCCATTCCAAACTTTTTTACGTTGCCAAATGGTCAAGTAGTACCTTTTAGAAAAGCTTTATTAGATCGTGGAACTGGCGGAGAGCTTCGTGAAGCTTGGCAGACAGAAATTAAAAAATTTAGAGGAACAATCATAAACAATAAACCTTATGCAGAACCAGTTTGTTATGGCACTAACTTGCCACCATCATGGGGTGGTCAATATAGAACAAGACAACAGACTCAAGCTGGTTTTCCAGAACTTATTGCAAAAGAGCTTGAAAACTGGATAAGAGAACAATTTGCTAGGTAACTAATGGCTGCAACAGATTTAAACACAGTTAGATCCACCATAGAGGCTAGGTTAGCCACAGAGTTAGCATCGAGCCCAGCTATTCCTGTTGTATTTAATAATATGACCTTTGACTCAACAGCAGAAGATACTTTTGTTCAGTGTCAAACAAGCTTTGGTACTGGTAGTTATTTAAGTATGGGAGGGTCTGCTAATTCTACAAATAGTGTTGTTGGTCTAATTCTTTTGAATATTTTTACAGAAGAGGGGATTGGTTCTGGTGCAAATTTTGTAATTGGCAAACGACTGCGTGACCTTTACAATAATATTACAGTTTCAAATGTTATTTTTGATTCACCTATTGGCCCTGAGATTTTAGCCTCAAGTCCAGAAGGTAAGTTTCAAACGCAATTAAGAATAACTTTTGAAATATATGAGGATCTCTAATCATGCCAAAACTTGAAATTACAGAAGAAATGCTTGATGCTATCGAAGCTGTAAAAGGCAGAAGAGAAGCAAATTACTGGGATAATAAGTGCAAAAGATATATGGAGAGTCAACAAAATTCTAAGAAAGGTGTAAAAACTACCGAAAAGAGTTAATATATTTATAAATATTTCTTTTTTTTGTTATGGCTGTAAAAGGTGATGTAGGCAAACTAATGTTTGAGAACGCTGGCGGCACAGAAGCCAATATAGGCGAACTTAGATCATGGTCATTATCTGTTTCTAAAGATACACAAGAAACAACCGCAATGGGGGCAACTTCAAAGACTTTTATAGGTGGTTTAATTAGTGGCGAAGGTTCAGCAGAACTTTTATATGATGCCAGTGGTAACTCAGACTATCAAGCTTTTATTGATGATGTATTTACAACAGGTGATGCTGGTGACGCATTATTTGAATTGTTCCCTGATTCAGCTACAGCTTCCAAAAAGATAGGATTCGCTGGAATAATTACAGGTGCTGAGTATGGTGCAACGCTCGGAGAAATTCAAGTAGTGAACATTTCATTTATCACAAATGGTGCAATTACTTCAGCTATATAGTAAATTTAAGATACTTCGCACTTAATTTATGGCAACGAAAAGAAACGTAGACCTCATTACTGAAGCTTTTAGTGATGTGATGACTGCTAGAAGAAAATATGAACTTAAAAATCCTCATGGTGAGATTTTAAAAGAAATATTTTTCCCACCACTTACGAGGTTTGATAGAAAGCAAGCCCAAGCTGCTGCTGGAACAGATGATGCTTTAACAATATCAACAAGACTTCTTTGCCAGCTTGCAGAGAATGAAGATGGCACGAAAGCGTTTGCTTCTGCTGATGCTGAAAACTTACAAAGATTCCTTCCAGAAAGTGTTTTAAATGAACTTGAACTATTTATGATGGATATCCAAGTTGATATTAATACAGCAAAAAACGAATAAGGCGAGATAACTGGTTAAACTTTGAGTTTTTTCTCGCAACAGAACTTGGAAAATCAGTGCAAGAATTAAGAAAATCAA